TGATGAGGGCTAGTTAGGTCTTTATTTGTTGAACAATATATCATATTTTTATTATGAATGGCACGAAGAAAAAAAATAGAATTTTTAATGAACACCGATTGGATGTTCGAAAAACCTATTGATAGAGAATACAAAGAATACAAACTACTTTCTTATTTTCAAAAAATGGGTGATAAACTTGATAAATTAGAGTTATATCCTGGTTTTATTGAATTATCATTACATCTAATGAATGTACAAGCACTTATGAGAGATCATAAGATTGTATACACCGATAAAAAACTCACAAACATTGATGACGAAATTATGGTGAAAGACCTCAAAGTGAGAGAACTTCCTGAAATGTCAGACGATGAATCCAAAGAATTTAGACAGATACTGATCTATTCAGCACCAAGAATGATGGAGTACTTCAATATTGCCAAATCAGTATGGACAATAGTTTTTGATTCTTTGGATATGAAAATTAAAAGGAACAAAAAAAACATTCTAAACCCAAAAGGATACTTTTATTTTATTGATCATGAAAAAACTCACTATGTTTGGGAGTATGTAATTAAAAAAGAAACCAAATCAAATCCTCAACAAATGACTAATGTAAAATTAATTTATGATAGTCCTCTTAATGATTTGACAATATCGAAAATTATAAATAACTTTTCTTCATTCGACCCAATAGACAAAAAGGTTGGACCAATTTTTCATATGACATCGAGTGGAGTTTTCCCAATTGAAGAAACATTACTACCGATGTTCAAAAGAAGAATTGCAGGACATATTTCACAAACCAAAAAATTTGAAAAATTAAATCAAAACAATGAGTGATAAAGAAAAAATAGAATTGTTAGATTTCTTAAAAGAAATGATATTAAAATACCCAAACGATCAAGAGTTGGGAAAAGAAATACGAAAGTATTACTTAAAAAAGGACTCAAAAATCAAATCTAAATAAAATGGGATTCAACAAGAGAATTTTAAAGAAAGAAAACATTCTAAATAATCTTCCAAAACTTATGACCTATTTAAACGCCGATGCAATTATTTGTACCGACGATTTTTCACGCAAAGTTTATAGGTTATTTACCGAAGGTTTTAGTGAAGAAGAAATAATAAATATAATAAATAAAATTAAATGAAAATTAAGTTGGAATATGTTTGGTTAGACGGATATAAACCTGAACCAAACCTAAGAAGTAAAGTTAAGATTGTAACATATGAATCCATTAAGAATGCGTTTCTTGATGGTAAATTCCCAATGTGGAACTTTGATGGATCATCAACTTCACAGGCAGAAACAGGAAACTCAGATCGTCTTTTAAAACCTGTAAGACATTACATGCCTTCGACATTCCCATTAGAAAATAATACCGTGTATGTTTTGTGTGAGGTATTAAACCCTGACGGAACTCCACACGAATCAAATAAAAGAGCTGGTATTGGTGAAAATTTTGAAGATCTTTGGTTTGGATTTGAACAAGAGTATTTCATTCGTGAAGAAGTTAATGGAAACATTTTGGGACACAAGAGAAACATCCTTAAAGGTCAGGGTGAATATTACTGTGGTGTTGGACACAATGTTGTTGGTCGTGAGTTTGTTGACGAACATTTAAATATGTGTTTGAACTATGGGATTGATATCACTGGTATTAATGCTGAGGTTGCTTTGGGTCAATGGGAATATCAAGTGTTCTCTCAAGGTAAATTAAAAGGTGGAGACGATCTTTGGATAACGAGATATTTCTTATTAAAGATTGCTGAAAAGTATGGTTACCATATTGAACTTCACCCAAAACCAATCACACACGGAGAGTGGAATGGTTCAGGTCTTCACACAAACTTCTCAACAGATATAATGAGACTTGAAGGGAATGAACAATATTTCATGGCATTATTTAATGCATTTGAATCAAGACATGAAGATCATATCAAAGCTTACGGATCAAACAATCACTTACGATTGACAGGTGAATATGAAACTCAAGCAATTGATAAGTTTAGTTGGGGTGTATCTGATCGTGGAGCGTCAATTAGAGTTCCTCAGGACACGGCAAAAGAATGGAAAGGATATGTTGAAGATCGTAGACCAGGTTCAAATGCCGATCCATACAAAATCATTCGTGAGATTGTTAATTCCCTTTATGTTGCTCAACTTCTTTATGATACAAAAAATATGATGACCTCATTTGTAGATATGGATGGTCTTACTGGAAAATACGGTACAATGTCTAACGATGAGTTATTAAAAGAATATAGAGAAGAAGAATAATGGGAAAAGAATGTGTATGTGGTGGAACAGGACCTTGTCATTGTCCACCAATTAAAGTAGAGCAAGTAAATCATCCACAACATTATGGTGGAGAAAATAATCCTTACGAGGCGATCAAAGTTATTGACGCTTGGGATTTAGGATTTAGTTTAGGAAATACAGTAAAATATATAAGCCGTGCAGGAAAGAAAGGAAAAGACAAAGAACTTGAGGACCTCAGAAAAGCCCTGTGGTACCTCCAACACCACATCGAAACACTCGAAAAATAAAACGGGGTTAGATAAAGAGATTAATGTTTGGGATGCTCTCACAACACCAAACGAATTATTAAGAGAGACCCTTATTAACTTTATGTGGGGGTTTTTGGGGAACTCTATTGTAGTGTTCGCAGCAAAAGAACTGGACTTTTTAGTCCTGATTAATTATATTGTTTATTACATAATGATTTCTTATATTGTGAATAGAAAAAAATATGAAACGATGTTAGGTAAGTTCATTGTTCTTCCTGGGTCCGCAGCGGCAGGGGCATTCACAGGATATAAATTAGCTCAAATGATCTCAAATTTTATTTAAAAATGGAAAAAGATTGGGACCCAAATGACTTTCAAGGAAGGTCAAAAGATCAAGTAGAAAGAAACTATAGGGTTTTTGCGATTTTTTTAGTTTTAAGTTGGTTAGTGGGTACAGGTCTTGTTTTATACGGTTTAATTAATTATATTTTCTAATCTATGAAATACTACAAAATAACAATCGGTGGTAAAGGTGCTGAGGTTTACCCTTTCCAATTGAACACAGAACAATATGAAGCTCTACGAGATGGTGGTGTTGAGCAGGATGAATTGGATCACGATCAGATCTGTAAAATTTTAGGAGTTGATACTTTTTTTGATTCACCAAACGAATCTATTATGGGACCTTACCCTAACGCATTCTTTGTAAGAGTTGAAGATGAAGAGGGTAATACGGTTTATCAGAATGAACAGTTTGACAACGAAAAAAGTGATTACGAAGAAAAATATTGTGGTGAGGTTGCATATCTTATCATAGAAGACTATTGTAAAGGAGAACATCTTGTTTACGATATTCCTTTGGATGAGGATTTCGACATAGATAAATTAAGATTCAAAACCGACGACATTGGGTGTCGTGTAGAAGTAGTAAGTGGTATTCTATATGAAGATAAAGAGTATGAAATATATAAATCATTTGGTGATACATCCAGTAAGGGATACTACTACCATTTAACAGCGGGAATTTAAAAAATGATAGAAACAGGAAAAATTATTAACGGAGACTGTATTGAGGTAATGAAAACTTTACCTGAGGGATCTGTGGATTTAGTGGTCACATCACCACCATACGGAGTAGGAATTGATTACGATGTTCATGAGGACGATGTTGAGTTTACCGAATACCTTGAATTTGCAAAGTCTTGGTTATCTGAGGTATACCGATTATTAAAAGATGATGGTCGTATTGCTTTGAATATCCCTTACGAAATTAACAGACAAAAAAAAGGTGGTCGTATTTTCTTTGTATCAGAGATGTGGCAGATCATGAAACAAATAGGATTTGGGTTCTTCGGTATTGTGGATTTAGAAGAACAATCACCACATAGAAGTAAGACAACAGCTTGGGGATCTTGGATGAGTCCGTCAAGTCCTTATATCTATAACCCTAAGGAGTGTGTAATTTTGGCATACAAAAAACAACACATCAAAAAAATCAAAGGTCAACCACAATGGACTGGAGAATCAACTGAAATTGAAAAAGAAGATGGATCAAAAAGAAATAAAATGGTCTATGACGAGAATGATAAGAAAGAATTTATGGAACTTGTGTTTGGTCAGTGGAATTACTTTGCAGATACTAAATCACTCACCAAGGCAACTTTCTCGATGGACATACCAACCAAAGCGATCAAGATATTGTCCTACAAGAACGATGTAGTCTTAGATCCGTTCTGTGGTAGTGGTACATCCGTAGTGGCAGCCGAAATATTAGATCGTAGATGGTTAGGTATTGAATTAAGCCCAAACTATTGTGATGTTGCAAGAGGACGAGTTCAAACCTTTGTCGATGAAAAGAAACAAGTTAAAATAGAGTTAATTTAAAGTAGATTTACTTCATCACCTTCTTTAATCTTGTATTTTTTACAAGACCCACCAGGAAGTTCAAGTACTAAATCGCCATCACCACGGTAGTTTTCGCATTCTTCCTCAAAACAAGGTTTGCAGTTGTGATGAATTTTTACGATCTTATTATCATCTATAAATATTATATCTAAATGAACTACACAATTTTTCATCCAAAATGAGTGTGGTTCATTTTTCATGAAAAACAACATACCATCGAATCCGTCAAACTTTTTACCCATCATACCTTGTTGGGCATCTTTAGAGGTTAATACAGTTTTAACATCGAAAAGATTATTATTTATTTTTACTTTCATATTTATAAATATCTATGAAGAAGTTTAGAAAAAGTGCTGGTGTTATTCTTAAACATAATGATGAGGTTTTACTTTGTAAAAGAGGACCAAAAGAAACATTACCTAACATTTGGTCAATACCGGGTGGTGGTATAGAAAATGGTGAATCACCAGGACAAGCGGCAATAAGGGAATTCCATGAAGAAACCAATGTTGAGATTACTACCGATTTAGATCTTGTTGGGATCATTGACAATTTCAACGACGACGGAACAAAAAGAGGGATGATGTTTGTTTTTCTTCAAAACATTGATGAAAAAAAAGAACCTGATTTGGAAAGTGCAACTCACGGTCACGAACACACAAAATGTAAGTACTTTAAAAAAGAAGAAATTCCTAATCAGAAACAAAACGAACAACTTTTAGGAATTTTAAAAAAAGTTTTGAAGTAAGTTTTTTTGAATCAAAAGTTTTAGTATATTTGTAGAAATAATTAAGACATGATAAAAAACACCGTAAACCATAACATTAATATTCTCAACGAAAAATTCGGTACAATCCTTTCTGAATCTTTTGTTGATCCTATTCAATTCAAAATCTTTTTGAAGATGGTTGACGGAGCTTTGAACCTTAAAGAAGATCTTTCATTTTATGATGGTAATATGTTTTTGGTACACATTCCTCATAAAATATTGAAAGAGTCAATCATACTTACTAGTATGACTCCTATAAATATTGGAGAACAAGTTAGAAATAAATTAGAAACATTAGTGTAATATGAGATATTTTATTTTATCAATTTTAGGTTTGGTTTTGTTATCCTGTAAGAAAGTTGAAATAAAACCTCAAGAACCTTTAGCACCACAACCAATAATAACTGACACGACTTTTGTTGACTCAACGGTTAGTTTAAAAAATACAACTTGGGTGATTACAAAAGTATTAAACACTGACATGAATGAAGATTTTAGATCGGACACACTTGTCTTTATATCAAATAATGTTTATTCTTTTAACGGAGTTCAATCAACATACAATCTTTACCCTAACAACACAGGATTTACTTTAACTTTGAACAATACTGTTTGGGGACATATAAGTGGTAATGTTTTTGAATTTAATTTGACACAAGGCGTGATTGAAAATAGTCAATTCAAGAACTACTTTACAGGTCAGAATGTTGTGAAGGTTTGGATGTATAAAGTGTAGTTTCTTTGTTCTAATAAAAAACAAAGTGGTGGAGTTAAAAGACATTCCGATGTCGACCTCTTGAAAGGTGAGATTTATTCTCACCTTTTTTTGTTTTCGGTATATTTATAAAGAAAAAATAAGATATGAAAAAATTAATCTTAAGTGAGAAACAATATAAAAAACTCCAAAATATTATTATTGAAAGAGAAATTTTAAATGAGCAATCAAAAAGTGAAGTTATGCAAATTCAACAAAGGTTAAAGGATTGTTTTAATGCGCAACTTGGTAAATCAGGGCCTAATAAGGATGGTGTTGATGGTGTTGCTGGAGACAGAACAAAAAATGCTATTGAAACATATACCGCATACCGTTTTGATACAATTAAATCTGATGAAGGATCACAATTGTAAAAAATATAAAAATGAGAAATAAATTAAATTTAAAAGAAGGAGAAGTCCAAAGAATCTTATCATTACATAAAAATGCTATATTAAAAGAGAGTGGTAAAAACATTTTGAATGAGGAAAGTACTTTTACTTTAAAATCAGATGTAAAATTCAAACCTAGCGAAACGAATCCGTCTTCTAACAAAATAAGGTTATACCAAGGAACTAAGTTCAAAGTATCCACAAAAATTAAAAATTCATTAGTATCCACAAGAAAAGTTCTTGCAAATTTTCCTTCTTATGCTTCTGGATACCTTTCTACAAGTTATGAAGATAATAGGGCTTTTGTTGTATATAACTGTAAAACAAAAAATATTTATTTAATTGGATCTACAAATGAAGGAGCTAAAGAAGACTATGACATTAACTCTAATAAAAAGGCTACTTGGAAAACTGGAGGAAGTATGCAATCTTTAGATAAATTGTGTGAAGAATCGGTTGTTAAAAATCAAGAGGTTATCAAACCAGAACAGAAGAAACTAACAGATGATGAAAAAATTAAAAAGGCTAAAGCATGTGGACATAAAACTTGGGAAGATTATCAAGCATCAGGATGGAAATGTAAAAAAGAAAACCAAGGAGGAGAAACTGGAGATTTAAGAAATGGGACTAGTAGTAACAGATACACATTCGATTTCGAAACAATTATGAAAGCCATTGACGATACAGGTAAATGCCCAAGAAGTGGAACAAGCGATCAAGCAGGTACTTCAGGAACGAGTGGAGTACAAGGAACTCAAGGTACAAGTAATGTTGGGGCTCCTGTTGTAATACAAAAACCAACTGTAACAAAAGATGACTTCTATCAATGGACAATGGATTAAATTTTAAAAAAATGAGAAATAAATTAAATTTAAAAGAAGGGGAAGTCCAAAGAATATTGGGCTTACACAAACAAGCTATTTTAAAAGAAAATAATTATCAAGTATTGAATGAAGAACAAACATTTTCTCTAAAAGTTAATACAGATTTTAAACCATCAAGTAGTAATAGCGAGGATTACACTCTTAGACTTTATAGAGGTACAACATTTAAACCATCACCAAATATAAAAAATTCTTTAGTCACAGATAGACAAGTAAGAATTGATTATGTGTATGGTATGTTTAATTCTACTGCTGGTGCTTCCGGACTTAATAATAAGGCTTTTGTGGTTTATAATTGTAAGACAAAAAGAATGTATACCGTCCAAAATACAAAAATAGATGAGTTTGATTATAAAAAAACAAATTGGACATATGATGCTAAGAATATGAGGTCCTTAGATAACTTGTGTTTAAATGCTGTTGAGACGGTAAAACCTGAGGTTGTGGTAAAACCTAAAACGGATGATGAAAAAAAAGAAAAGGCTAAAGCATGTGGACATAAAACTTGGAAAGATTATCAAGCATCTGGATGGAAATGTAAAAAAGAAAACAAAAAAAATACATTTCTTGCTGCCGGAACAAGTGGAACTAGATACTCATTTGATTTTGAGACAATAATGAAGGCAATTGACGATACAGGTAAATGTCCAAGAAGTGGAACAAGCGATCAAGCAGGTACTTCAGTAACGAGTGGAGTACAAGGAACTAGTGGAACTCAAGGTACAAGTGGTGTTGGTGCTCCTGTTGTAATACAAAAACCAACTGTAACAAAAGATGACTTCTATCAATGGACAATGGATTAAATTTTAAAAAGGGAGTTTGACTCCCTTTTTTTATGTTAATTATTTTCTTATCTTTGTGGTATGGAAAAAGTATTATATATCGTCAGAGGAATACCAGGTAGTGGTAAATCAACAATGGCTAAAATGTTAGTGGGTGAAGACTTTCTAGTTTGTGAGGCGGACAAATACTTTATAGATAAGGAAACAGGAGAATATAATTTTGATTTTACTAAAATCAAGGAAGCCCACAAATTCTGTCAAGATACAGTTGAGACATATATGAAGGACTCATTAGTCAATGACCAATTCTATAGAGAGATTGCAGTATCAAACACATTCACTCAAGAATGGGAGATGGAACCTTACCTTGAATTAGCAAAGACATATGGGTACAAGACATTTTCAATCATCGTTGAAAACAGACACGGAGGAGTAAACCAACATTCAGTTCCTGATGAAGTATTAACTAAAATGCGTGAGCGTTTTGAAATAAAATTATGATGAAATTTGATAAATTATTAACGAGTGGTACGGTTTGGATTACATCCGATACTCACTACCATCACAAAAACATATGTCGAGGAGTTACTAATTGGAGAACTCAAGACGGTAAAATACCAACACACTCAACAAGGAATTTTCAAGACCTTGATGAAATGGATTCTGTGATCGTAAATAATATAAACCAAAAAGTTGGACCAAATGATACTTTAATACATTTGGGTGATGCTGCTTTTGGTGGATTCGAAATGATTGGTCAGTTCTTAGATCGACTTGTTTGTAAAAACATTCATTTAGTTTTAGGTAACCATGATCAACACATTTTAAAAAATAGAGAGGATATCCAAGATAAGTTCTTATCTGTACAACATTACCTTGAGACTAGAATCGATGATGTTGATTTTGTTTTATGTCACTACCCACTCCAAAGTTGGAACGGATTAAACAAAGGTGTGATCCATCTTCACGGACATGTCCATTTATCTGCTCAAAATAAATGGGGTAACGGAAAACGATTGGATGTTGGTATGGATGGTAACAGTATGTATCCATACAAAATAACTGAGATAGTTCACATGATGGATCGTCGTGAGATTGGGTCTGATTTGAGTAACGATCACCACCTTGATGATTTAGTTGGAGTTGTAGGATAAACTATAACTCCAACATATTTATTGTTATGAGAAATATTGTTATCACCGAAAATCAATTAAAATTAATTACAGAAGCTTTAGGGGTTCCTGAAAATATTTTGGACGCCGCCGACATGTTATACGATATTGTTGAAAAAGACATAAAATCAATAGATAGTGTCGAAGATGAATATGAATTTGATGGTGATATTGAATTTGAGTTAGGTGATAAGAAAAAAGTCAAAATTGATTCATATGAACTTAAAGTTAATATTGAAGAAATTGAAGACCAAGAAGGTGTCTTAGATATTATTTCTATGGGAATGGGAGGTGGTTTTGGATTTAATAGAGATGTTTATATGAAAGAAACAGAACCTTCAACAACTTTGGAGCTCAGTATAACTTTTGCTGTTGGTGAAAATTGGAGACCTGAACAACTGATTCAAAAAATGGAGGAGGAAAGAGATGAACATGTTTCATCTTTGGCTCATGAGATCAAACACAAATACGATAAGCAGTCAAAACAATTTGGTTTAATAGGACCTGATGCTGACTATCAGGCGACACAAAGAAGAGGTAATCTTGGAATACCGGTAATTGATAGAGTGTTCTACAGATACATGTATTACATTCATGCGATTGAAAATCTTGTTAGACCAACAGAGGTTGCTTACTCAATGAAAAGAAAAAATATTACAAAATCACAATTTAAAGAATTTTTAGAAAATAATAGAGTTTATACAGAGTTGTTAGAAATTAAAAACTTTTCATTTGATGATTTTATTACACAGTTAAAAGAACAAGAAGAAAGATTAGACAAACTTATTGAACATGTTAATGAGGATCCATCAAACATGACTATTGATGAAAAAATAAACAGAGTGTTGGAAATTACTTATATTGATTTAGTAAACAACAGAATGGAATTGTTTACAATTATGACGGAGCATGCTATGGATGACTTTTTAAGATTTGGTTCGCAACTAGGGTTGTTGCCTAGTAATGCGGAAGAAAAAGTCAAACAACTTGAAAAGACAGACAAGATTAGAAATAAGTTTTTATCTCAAACAATTAAATATCAAAAAAACCCAACCAAGTTTTTTGAAAATGAATTTGAGAGATTTCAATATGTTGCAAACAAAATGTTAAAGAAAATATCTAAACTATATGCTATGGCTAAAGATGACGAACAAGTTAGTGAATCAATTCTAAATTGGGATCTACACCAACAAATCATGGAAAAAAAATACGGTAAAAGAAAAATTGAAACAAAATACAAAAATTGGAATCTTAAATAAACTATTGGTTTTTATACCTTTAATATTATTATCGTTTATTTTAACAACCCCCGAATACAGAGGAACCGCATCTTATTATGGCCAACATTTGACAGGAAGATTAACATCCTCAGGAGAAAGATTTTATGCCGATAGTTTAACCGCAGCCCACAAGTATCTCAAGTTCGGAACAATTTTAAAAGTTACTAACACAATTAATGACTCAGTTTGTTATGTTAAGGTGAATGATAGATTACCAAAAAGTTCTAAGTTTATTATTGATCTAAGTTACGGAACGGCAAAAAAATTAAATTTTCTTAAAAGAGGAGTGATACCTGTAATTTTAATTCCTGTTGATACCGTAAAAATTGTTAAATAATAATCTAAAGTTATAGTTTGCTCAATATATGGGGTCTATTAACAACTAATCTCAATTATATTAGTATTTATTTGTGAACTCAACCTGCCCGTGGAATATGGGGGTTTCCTAAAAAGATTCTTCAAGAGAGTAAATAATTTTATTTTATTTATTTTTACTATGAAGAATATATTGATTGTATTTTTTGTCCTATTTTCATCTTTTTTATTTTCTCAATCATGTCTTCACACTATTCAACGAACTGACACATGGGGTGATGGTTGGAATGGAGGAGCGGTATCCGTTTCTGTTAATGGTGTAACCGTTTTATCTAATTTAAGTTGTGTGGGGTACGGACCTACTAGTTCTACATTTATGGCGGCAGTAGGGTCAACAATTAGAGTATTCCGAACCACTGCAGGACTTTATCCTACAGAAATGCGCATACGAGTTCTCAATGGTGCGGGAACCACCATAATCAATACTATTCAACCGGTTGCTGGAACCGCAACTACGGGAGGACAAACCGTATTAGCAAGTTGTGCGGGAGCTGTTGCAGGTCCATGCACTAATACAACTTTATATGGGTCTGCAATCGCACCATCAACACCAACAACTGTAATCATTAGTACTTGTCAATTTCAAGGAGAATATAGTCCAATTTATTCTTGTATTGCAGGACAAACATATCAATCAGCTTACAATTTAGGTGGATTCATAACGGTTAGATCAGGAACATTTAATGGTACTGTAGTCGCCAGCGGAAACGCCCCATTAAATTGGGTTTGTCCGTCCTCAGGAACATATTTCGTTCATTACAACACAAATAATACTTGTGGTACCGCTATGAACTGCGGAACATCATCTATTTCTTGTATAACTTGTTTACCACCACCACCACCATCAAATGATTTAGTTTGTAATGCAACAACAATATCTTGTGGTCAGACGATTGCAGGGACTACGGTTAATGCAACAACATCAGGTTATGGAGAATTGGGGTCTTGTGGTATTGTTCAGTCATATCCCGGTGTTTGGTATAAGATAATAGGAAATGGACAGATTATGACGGCATCACTTTGTGTTACCGCATGGGATAGTAAGATTTCTGTTTTTTCAGGAACCTGTTATTCACTTACATGTGTTGGTGGTAATGATGATAACGGACCTGGTTGTGGGGGAACTTCAGCATCATACTCTTGGAACTCGGTTAATGGGACAACATATTGGATTTTAGTTCATGGTTATTCATCAAACTCTGCGTTTTCCGTGTCTTTAAATTGTGTTAATCCACCAACACCAGGACCATGTACAAACACAATAAATTATGGAGCTCAATTTATGCCTGTGTTAGGTGGAGCACCATATGAATCTATTTATTGTCAATACGCTGGAGAATACTCAACATGGTATAATGCAATTTCAAATACACCTTATGTTGCAACTTCTTCAGTTGGAACAGATTGGATTACGGTTAGACAAGGGACTTACAATGGTACGGTTCTTGCAACAGGAACGGCAGTTGTTAATTTCACACCAAACGCCACAGGAACAATATTTATTCATGTTAACACAAATGCTTATTGTGACATCCAATCAAGTTGTAGGGATGTTGCAATGTCAAGAATATCTGCATTACCTATTGAGTTATTATATCTTGAAGGTAATAAAGAAAGTAATTATAATTTAATAAGATGGGCAACTGCGACTGAACATAATACCAGTCATTTTATTGTTGAAAAAAGTGAAGATGGACATGAATGGAATTCAATAGGTGAAGTTCAGGCTTCACAAAACTCCACTCAAGAAATTAAATACAATTTAATTGATCAAAATGTAAAACAATTATACAATTATTATCGTCTTAAACAATATGATATAGACGGGATGAATCAAACTTACGGGCCAATTCAGATCAATAATACTGATAAAGTAATTACCGTAATAAAAAGAATTAACTTAGCAGGACAAGAAGTTAATGAAAACACCACAGGAGTTGTTATTGAAATTTATAGTGACGGATCTATAAAAAGAACAATAAAATAATTTCTATATCCAAATTAATTTCTTATCTTTGTTCCATGTGGACAACTAAAGAAACTAAAAGAGAATATTGTGGCGTTGAGATCGTCAAGTATGAAGGTTCCAAGATGAAGGACTCTTTTAGAAAAAAAGACCCAAGAACATTTCAAAGTGGAGATAGTAAGTTCACCAAGTGGCATTCCTACGAAGTAACATTTGATGGTATTAAATATGATTTCGACAAGTTGAAGGATGCAAAAGAATTTATTGACTCAAAATTAAAATGAAAAAACCTTGTAAAGAGTGTCCACACTCTATTCGTAATCGTCATAATGATATGATTGTTGAGTTTGGTCGTAGGACTGGTAAACAACATAATTGTCATATGACCGAAGGGGTGAAAGATTTGTGGAATGTTAAAGACAAAAAATTAGAATGTTATGGCTCAAAGAGAGATAATTTACGGAGTGTGTGATAAGACAGGAAGTTGTGATTCTTACTTCGGTTTCTTCAAAACAAAAGAAGATGCTGAACACGAAGTTGAAATTCAGGCAAATAGACTCAAAGAAGACTTGGGTTGGTTAGATATACAAATACAATCTGACAGGGCTTTGATGGGCGGTAAATTAGTAGTAGTAATTCATTCATATGTTCTTAGATGATTAAAAAATATTTGATTGTTTTTTTCTCGGCACTTATATTAGAGATTGGAAGTACATTTTACATTACTGTAGTGGCCGACAAAAACTATACTGGAATGTTATTTTTTGCATTCATCGGACCATTCTTATCATTACCTTTCGTGGGGTTTATGGTTGAGTCAAAAACTTGGGAGGAAAGAATAATATTGGCATTATGTTCGGGACTTGGATATTTGTTTGGGTCCGTTGTTGTAATAATATTTTTAGAGTTAATGAAATGAAAATAATAGAAACTAAATTTGGAACCTATATGGAAAGAGAAGATGACTCTACAAAATTGACTGGTGATAAAATCAAGGTCTTTGTAGAAAGATTGAAAAAAATTGGAATTGAAATTAAACTTCAGGGTAACTTCCCTTGGGTTTATATTGATGAAATCTGTGGTATTAAAGTGAAAGAGAGGTTATATGGAAATCACGGATTTACTTTGATATTCTTACCAGGTAGAATCGATAGCCCACCATCAGAGTTTACTGATATTCCCGAGACCTTCAAACTAATACGAAAGTATAACAGAGAAGCTCTTTTAGTGAAAATGATGAGGGATTCTGAAAAAGATGGATTGTATGACATTGAATGAGTTAAGGGTGGGTAGTATTGTGACCCACCCACTTTTCGGAACACCAACTAATGTTAAAGCGATTGCCTTTAACGGACTTTATATTGGAACCAAAGATGGTTTACCTCTTCACATCGATGACTTCAAACCGGTTGAAATAACCGATGAGGTTTTGGAGTTACTTCATTTTGTTAAAATGAAAAACACCGCACCTGGTATTGGTGAGTTTGAGTGGTGGGAGACAGATGATACATCACTCACACACATACATAAAGGTTTGTATGGTATTGAAGGGTTAAGTGGTATTAAACCTATGAAATATGTTCACGAATTACAAAATGCGTATTTTGTGATGACAGGAAAAGAATTGAATGTAGAAAAATTATTATATTTGTAAAAATTATGGAAAAATTTTATAACATAGACGAACAAAGATTATGGAATAACCGGAGTAGTTGGTCAGATAATGGTCACGAATGGTCAGGCCGTTTTGGTACAACAGAAAATTTATGGAATAACGAAATTTTTGATTTTATAAAAGATTTTAGAGATAAAAAAATATTAGAAATTGCACCAGGATTTGGAAGAATAACACAATTTTTATCAATATTAGCGTCTGAATTAATTGTTATTGATTTAAATCCTTTATGTATTGAAAAAACAAAAGAAAAATTAGGGCATCATGTTTCGGAGTACCTTGTCAATGACGGTAAATCCCTAAGTGGTGTTAAAGATAATTCTCAAGACTTGGTTTTTTCATTTGATTCTTTTGTTCACATGCACGCAAATGTAATTGAAGAGTATGTAAAAGAAATGTATAGAGTTTTAAAACCAGGTGGTAGAGGATTTATACACCACTCTTGGTTATATGGGGGAAGTGAAAATTCATTTGAAAATACTGCCGGTAGGTCTAATATGTCGTCAGAACAATTTAAATTATTTGTTGAAAATAACAATATGAAAATAGTATCTCAAACTAGTATACAATTTAATCCATTAAATGGATGGAATGGTTGTGATATTATTAGTATATTTGAAAAATAAAAAATTATGGAAAAAGCAAGAATTTATTTAGATGATGTTAGAACTCCTGTGAGTCCTAATAATGAGCGGGTTGAAGGAATCCCTGAATGGACAGTAGTTCGTTCTTATGACGAGTTTGTGAGTAAGGTAACTGAGATTGGTTTAGAAAATATTGAACTAATTTCTTTGGACCACGACTTAGGTGATAGTGCAATGAAAGAATGGTTGCATGGTGTTGTAAAAAACTATGAAATTAACTACGATAACATAACCGAAAAGACTGGTATGGATTGTACCAAGTGGTTGGTTAATCAGTGGATGGACGGAAAACCTGTTGTTAGAGTTGTTGTTCACTCAGCAAATGCTGTTGGTGCCGCTAATATGATGGGATATATTAACAATTATCGACACATCAACAGATTACCACAAAATTGTGATAGGATATTTTGGGAACACACAATATAAAAAAATAGTTATGGAATTAGAAAAATTTGAACAAGCAAAAAAAGTTAAAGAAAACCTTGATAGATTGGAAAGACAGAAACATAAATTAGAATCTGCGTTAGAATCTTGTTCTTTAGGTGTGACAATTGAATTTAACCCATCAAAGGCATTTCTCTCAAGAAAAGATGAGGTTAGTGTTTATAACAAAGATGCCATTAAAGAAATGATATCTAAAGAACTTGAAAGGTTGAATAGTCAAATAGAATTGGTAAAAGAAGAATTTGAAAAAGTATAGAAAATGGAAAATTTAAATAGTGTATGTTATGTTGGTGTAATCGGAGAGATCAGACCAATAGAAGGGGCAGATAACATCGAACTTGCTATGGTTGGTGGTTGGCAAGCAATCACCAAGAAAGGTGAATACAGTGTAGGTGATAAGGTTGTTGTTGCAACTACTGATGCGGTAATCCCTGTTGAGTTATCTGATTTAATGGGAGTGACTGGATACTTGAGAAAAGGGCAGAGAGTTAGAACTGTGAAATTACGTGGAGTTTACTCTGAGTGTTTACTAATACCATTCAAATATTTAGCACCAAAATCTTTGGAGAACAATGTAAGTGAAGGTCACGATATGATGGGTATCTTGGGTGTTACTAAGTACGAACCACCAGTTAAGATGGTTGAGATGAGTGTTGGAGGTAGAAAGTTCAAATATCACCAAAACCCTAACTTCCATGTTTACCACAAGTTTCCTAACTTAAAGAATGTGCCTGAGTTATTCAGTGAAGAAGATAGAGTGTCAATTACTCGTAAACTTCACGGAACCAACGCTCGTTATGGTATTGTGAAAAAGAAAAAACTTTCTTTATGGGATCGCATTAGAAAATTCTTCGGAAACCATTGGGTCTACTTTGAATATGTTTACGGATCCCACAATGTTGAGAAAGGATCCGAGTCTCAAGGATTCTATTCTACTGATGTTTGGAGAACTATTGCTAATGAATATAAGATCAAAGAGAAGTTGTGGGGATATGTTAAAAAATATTACACACCACAACTTTTAGGGAGTGGAGTTGTGATTTATGGTGAGATCTATGGACATGGAATTCAAAAGAACTACGAATATGGTTTACAGGATATAAAGTTCGCAGGGTTTGATGTTGAAATTAATGGAACCTACCAACCCTTTTTTGATGAACGAGGTATTTTTAAAACATTAGATCTACCAAGAGTTGAATTATTATACAGTGGTTTATGGAACAAAGACACTCAAGATAAATTTGTTTTTAATAATTTTATTGAAGGAACTAAAGTACCACATGAAGGTATTGTCATCAAATGTTTAAGTGGTGAACGCCACAAAGTTGCGAAAGTTATTAATCCTGATTACTTAATTTACGGGGAGAAAAATAATGTTGGTGACTCCCATTGATGGAGTCACCTTTTTTTATTATCATTAAAAAAACAAAAAATTATGCCTTATATAAATGTACATGTAGATTTAGATGATATCTATGACGATATGGATAGAAGAGATAAGCAAAATATGGCCGAATGGTTGTATGATGACGGTATTTTAGGAACACATTCGAACCAAGAAATTAGAACATTGGTGAGAGGTAAAGAAGAATCATCAAGTGAGGCCGAACTCAGAGATAATCTTTTAAAGTTATGGAATGCACATTATCAATTATCGAACGAAGAAGAGGAGATGATAAAAAAAATTGCAAGTAAGTTCTAAAAAATGAAAACTGAATTATTAGTAAGATTTGCAAACGAAGGTGTATATCGTAAAAATATTACAATAAACACCAACAAAATTGAAACCCCACTATTGTTCCCCAAAGAAGTTTTTTTTACTATTGATGGTGTGAGAGTGGCGGTAAGAAGAGAAGAGTGGGACGAATTACAAAAAAAAATTAAAAAAAATGAATAGAGCAATAGAAGAATTAAAAGCAAGATTGGAGATGGAAGACATGGAAATGATGACGGAAGATCAGTATGATGAGTTACCTCTCAACAGAGAGATTAAACCTGAAAACACAACTTCAGCAACTCCGACATGTTGGGGAACATTACAAGATGAAGAGTTTGTGTCGGCATTCAAATCGGTAGATAAAGTGCCTGCTGGTATTTATGAAATCATTTGGAACAGATCACTATCTCAACATACATTAAAGAAACAACCATTTAAGACAGACGAGTTATATCAACTACCTTCTTATGAGATCCAAGACATACTTAAAGACATTCAAAACTTTTGGGATCGTAAAGACAAGTATAAAGAATATAGTTTTGTCCATAAGCGTGGTATTCTAATGTATGGTGAACCAGGTTGTGGTAAGTCAGGTATAATCCAGTTGATCTCAAAACAATTGATTGAAAATGATGGTATTATCATAAACATTAAAGACCAAGATGATGTTGATCACTTTATGGAATTTATTACGACATTTAGAAAAATTGAAGCTCACAGACCATTAATTGTTTTATTGGAAGACATCGACTCAATTGCTGGGGAAAACAGCCACTCAACAAGTAGATTGTTAAACATCTTGGATGGTGTAAAACAAATTGAAGATGTTGTATATATTGCAACAACCAACTACCCTGAGAAACTACAAGATCGTATCACAAACAGACCATCTCGTTTTGATAGAAGATACAAAGTAGAACTACCAAATAAAGATATTAGACGAGCATACATTCTTCATAAATTGACTGAAAATGATCTTAAAAATGTTGATGTTGATATGTGGGTTGAAAGAACCGAAGGAATGTCGCTTTCACACTTGAAAGAAGTTGTAATTTCAACTATCGTTATGGGTAGAGAATTTGAGGAAGTAATGGATAACCTCGAAGGATTAAAAAAAGCACCATCAATTAAAGGTTCGGGTAGAGTTGGTTTTGGGAAATAAAAAAAGTTTTTATATGAAGTATTTAAGTTTTGCATTAATTTATTTAGGGTTTTTTAGTTTAGTTGGTTTAGCCTTGTATATTACAAAAAATCCACACACATTATGGTCTTTGGTTTTATTACCAACAATAAACTATAGTGGTAAAAAAGAAGACGAGGAGGTTTAAAATGAAAAAAGGAATTTATTATGTACCGTTGTTTTTGATTATATTTTTTACAATGGTTGGAACATTTTATTGTGGTGATTATTTGAGTTTTGCCACATCAACATTATCTATGTTGTTATTAGGTGAGGTTTATTATTTAAGATTTATAAAATGATTATAGAATACGAAGGAAATACTTATGATGTGGTGATAAAAAAACCAATTGTTGCTGGTGAATATTACTATGACTTTATGGTTAATAAAGTTAAACAATGTAAATCACTTATTACATTTGACCCATGGTCACTTAAAATGGTTATAAAAGATGAAATTTTGTCAGAACAAAAAAAATAATACTGACAAATTGACATGTTTTTATAAAAGGTATATTTTTTGAAAAGAACAGCACGAATAAAATTCATAAAAAAATAAAAAAATAAAATGGCAAAAATAATTGGAATTGATTTAGGAACCACAAATTCATGTGTGGCGGTAATGGAAGGGAATGAACCTGTAGTAATAACAAACAACGAGGGTAAACGAACAACCCCATCTGTAATTGGATTTATAAAAGACGGTGAAAGAAAAGTTGGTGATCCTGCAAAAAGACAAGCGGTTACTAACCCTGAAAAAACAATTTCTTCAATTAAAAGATTTATGGGATCCACTTTTGATGAATCTAATGGTGAACTAAAAAAAGTGGCATACAAGATCTTAAATGAAAATAATTCACCAAGAGTTGAAATTGAAGGTAGAAAATATTCACCACAAGAAATTTCCGCAATAGTTCTTCAGAAGATGAAACAAACTGCGGAAGATTATTTAGGTGAAAAAGTTACTGAAGCTGTTATTACAGTTCCGGCATATTTTAACGACGCTCAAAGACAAGCTACAAAAGAGGCTGGTGAAATTGCAGGATTGACAGTAAGAAGAATTATTAATGAACCAACAGCAGCAGCATTAGCATACGGTTTAGATAAAATGTCAAAAGACATGAAAGTTGTCGTTTTTGATTGTGGTGGTGGTACACATGATGTGTCAATATTAGAATTGGGTGACGGAGTGTTCGAGGTTTTGTCAACAGATGGTGACACACATTTAGGTGGTGATGATTTTGATCAGGCAATTATTGATTGGTTGGTTGAGGAGTTTAAGGCTGAGAATGGAATTGATCTTAATAAAGATGCAATGGCGTTACAAAGATTGAAAGAGGCGGCTGAAAAGGCGAAGGTAGAACTATCTTCAACTTCTTCAACTGAAATTAATTTACCGTATTTAATGCCTGTTGACGGTATTCCAAAACACTTGGTCAGATCACTCAGTAAATCTAAATTTGAACAACTTGTTGAAAAATTAGTAGAAAGAACAATCGAACCATGTAAGACTGCAATATCGAATGCAAATCTTACAATAGGTGAAATTGATGAAATTATTTTAGTTGGTGGTACAACCCGTATTCCTGCAATTCAAGAAGCGGTTAAGAAATTCTTTGGTAAGGAACCATCTAAAGGTGTTAATCCTGATGAGGTGGTTGCTTTGGGAGCTGCAATTCAAGGAGGTGTTTTAGCTGGTGATGTTAAAGATGTGTTATTGTTGGATGTAACCCCATTGTCTTTAGGAATTGAAACTATGGGTGGTGTTATGACAAAATTAATTGATGCGAACACAACGATCCCAACTAAAAAATCACAAACATTCTCAACGGCAGTAGATAATCAACCATCTGTTGAAATCCATGTCTTACAAGGTGAACGAGCAATGGCAAAAGACAATAAAACAATTGGTAGATTCCATTTAGATGGTTTACCACCCGCAATGAGAGGTGTTCCACAAATTGAAGTAACATTTGATATTGATGCAAATGGAATTATTAATGTGTCAGCAATTGATAAAGGAACCAACAAACAACAGTCCATTCGAATAGAGTCTTCATCAGGTTTATCTAAAGAAGATATTGAAAGAATGAAACAAGAAGCCGAAGTAAACGCTGAAGCGGACAAAAAACTAAAAGAAGATGTTGAAATCTTGAACATGGCCGACTCAACCATTTTCCAAACTGAAAAATCTTTGAAGGATTTGGAAGATAAAATATCAGATGACGATAAAAAAGAAGTTCAATTGGCACTTGACAACCTGAAATCAGCTTATGATAAAAAAGATGTTGAAAGTTCAAAAAAGAACACGGAAGAATTAACATCGGTTTTCCAAAAAATTAGTCAGAAATTATATGAACAAACAACTGAACAAACAACTGAACAAAATGAAGATAAATCAGCCGATGTTGAATTTGAAGAAGTTAAATAACATGAAAAAATTTTTATTACTTTTACCTCTTTTCTTATTAAGTTGTAAAACATCAAAAACTAACTGTGATGCATATTCTTATGAAATCAAAGTAGAGCACTGTCATATTGACGAAGAGAGTTATTGTTACTATTCTGTTGATACGATTCGCTTGACGAAGTAAAAAAGATTATTTATACTTTCAAAACAAAAACAAAAAAATGACAATTAAACAAGCACTTAAACAAAAAAACAAACTAATCAAAACGATTGGTGAGAACACAAAGCTGATGCAAGAGTACAACTCTGTTGAAGTTGGTAACGAAAGACCATATAGTTCGGTTGAACTATTGGCTCAAATCTCTGAAGACACAAAAGAGTTGGCGAAGTTGAAGGCAAAAATTCACATTGCAAATACACCAGTGTTGGAAAACATCTTTTTGATGTCAGAGTTGAAATCCATGGCTCAATCACTTAAAAAAATGGATTGTACCGAAGGTAAGTCAAATAGAGACCGATACCGATTGGAAAGTGAAGTAATTAAAACCTCAGAGATTTCTTTGGTTAAACGAAATGAAACCATTAAAGAGTTGGAAGGTCGAATTGAGGCAATCCAAGATGGTTTGGATATATTCAACGCAACCACCAAAATCTAATATAGTTTGTGGATAGGGTCAAAATGATATGTGTTCTATACTTGGAGACTGAATAGTCTGATAATTGATAGTGATAATGTAATGGTCCCAAACTCATAATTCAAAGACTCAAAAGTCATTTGATTAAAATTTAAAACTCTCGTTTACATAATTTTAATTCTTGAAGCAAATTATATAAAGAACCCCTCCCTTAAAAGAGGGGTTTTTATTTATCAATATATTTATTTAACATGGACCAAGAATCAAAAACCATACTATCAGTTGCAAGAGCCTTCAAAAACTATATTGAAAGTGAAGGTGGTAAAAAAACCTTGAACAATTTAATGTACTTGTCAGAGAGTGACCATTTAGTGAGTATCTTATTTTCTAAATTACAAAACGGCAACCAACGAATAAAGGCTATTTTTGCAACCTATTTTATGATAATGAGACCTGACATTTCTGTAGAGGTTCTTTCTAAAATTATAAATAATCTTTATAAATACGATATTGAAATTTTTGATGACACTAGTAGAAAAGAGGTTGATTGTACATATTGTGGGGGTAGTGGTGAAGATCGATGTGATTCATGTGATGGCGATGGTCAAATCGAATGTAGAAGTTGTGATGGGACAGGTAAAGAAGAATGTTTTGATTGTGATGGTTCAGGTACTGAAGCTTGTGGTGATTGTGATGGTGACGGAAAAGTTGAAGAATATGATGATGAAGGTGACGAGGTAGAAGTTCAATGCGATGAATGTGTTGGTTCAGGAAAAGTAAATTGTAGATATTGCGACGGAGAAAGAGAAATCGATTGCTCAACTTGTGAAGGTGATGGTGAAGAAGACTGTCGTGAGTGTGGAGGACACGGTCAAACTGAGTGCGAATATTGTTATGGTACTGGTACTGAGGAAACCAGTGAAGAGTATTTTGAAATTGGTTACATGGCTATCGTTGTAGTTGGTTCTAAAATATTAAAGTTTGAAAATACCAAAATGACTTTAAGAGAATATGAAGCATTAAATATGAACGATAAGATTTTTACATATGAATTAACAGTTGCAAATTATAGTGATATGGATGATATTGACGAGGAAGATAGATATAATATGGAAGATTTTGACGAACCTTTTGTAAAATTTGGCGATGTTTTTAAAGTATAAAGTATTTATATAAAAAAAGATAAAAAATGAAAAAAACTATAAGATTAACAGAATCAGAACTTATCAACTTGGTAAGAAGAATCATCAAAGAAGATGAGGAACAATGGGTTGCAGACTCACGAGAAATGGAAGATGAAACAGATTTTTCTAAAATGGAAGTACCTGCTGAAATTGCACATAACAGAAACTTTAGAAGACTTGTTAGATTTTTTGAAAAGAATCCTGATGTGGCACAAGAAGTTGAAGCTGAACTTGAGGGTGGTTTGAACGAAGAATATGAATATAAAGATTATACTGATGCTCAACCAAAAGACATCAGTAGAAATGAGTATTTAAGAAGAAAATTAACTACTATGGGTCTTGGAGCAATTGCAGGAGCAATCATGGCAATACCAATGGCAGGTGGTCTTGGAGCTGAAGATATTATTCAAATGGCGATTGCTATGGCTGCTGGTACAGCAACAATTGCGGGTGGTTTAATTTCTAACGTAGCAAGAACAAAAATTAAATAATATAGACCTACTATAAAGGAACCCTCACAGAAATGTGAGGGTTTTTTGTTTTTAAGAAGTATTTATTTATAAAATTATATATTATGAAAAAACTTATTGAATTTATTAAAAACTTGTTTAGAGGACAAGAACAGGCTGTTGACCCAAATACGGTTGAGACAGT